ACTTTAAACTTCCAAGAGAATGCGTATGGTGTCCTCATAAACAGGAGTGCCATGCTGAATCAAACAATGGACAAGGCTTGCGTATTTATAACTATGCAAGAGGTCCTGTCTTTTTCACAGACCTAGTGGTAGAACCACGAGTACAGGAGATTACAGATGAATGGCAAGAAAGCTAAATTTATTCGTAGACAAGCAGAGAAAATTCAGGTACAATGGATTAATAGTTTGTTAACTGATGATCAGCACATAACTGAAGAAACATTAGACCAAGCTCTCCCTGAACAAGAATATTATTACAAAGGGTTTACTCTTTATTTATCTTTTATGAATCACAAGTGGGTTGAGAAAAGATTAAAGAAGAATATTAATTTAACTCTTGAGGATTTGGTGAAGGATAATGCCTGACTATAATTTAAACACTATAAATTTAGATGATCTATTATTTATCTTAGGTGGTTTCATTTTTCAAGGAGACTCATCTGATGAAATAGATATAGCATTACTTTTAAGACTAGATGAACTAGTTACAATAAAATTACAAGAGAGAACAGATGAAATTTCTGAGGCAAAAACTATACATTAAGGAGACATTATGGGAAATAAAATAGAAGACTTGGTAAATCATCCCAAGCATTATAATCAAGGAGAAATAGAATGCATAGATGCAATCAGAGCTATGCTAAGTACCGAAGAATTTATTGGATACTTACGTGGCAACTCTTTAAAATATCGTTGGAGATTTAGATATAAGAATGGTGTTCAGGATTTAAACAAAGCTGAGTGGTATGAAAAAAGATTACTTGAAACATTAGCAAGGAAGGATAATGACTGAGGAATATTTAGGAATTCAAATAGATTATAGTAAAGATAGTAAACTTGATAAGTTTAGTATTGACACATTAAAGGACAGATATTTTTGGTCAGAAGAAGAAAGTCCTCAAGAAGCTTTTGCAAGAGCAGCCGTGTTTTCTGCAACGTACAAAGGCTATATAGATTTTAATTTAGCACAGAGGTTATATAATTATGCATCCGATCATTGGTTTATGTTTAGTACTCCTATACTTAGTAACGGAGGAACAACTCGTGGGCTTCCTATTAGCTGCTTTCTCAATTATGTACCTGATTCGAGGGTTGGTCTTTCTGATCACTATGATGAAAACATATGGCTCGCAAGTTCAGGTGGAGGTATCGGTGGATATTGGGGAGATGTTAGGAGTGATGGGATTTCAACTGGCAACGGTTCTCGTTCTACTGGCTCGATCCCCTTTATGCATGTCGTAGATTCAGAAATGCTTGCCTTTAATCAAGGCACAACAAGACGAGGAAGCTATGCAGCCTACTCAAACATATCTCACCCTGAGATTGAAGAGTTTATTAACATGCGAAGAGCATCAGGTGGTGATATAAATAGAAAGAATTTAAACTTACACAATGCAGTTAACATTACTAATGAATTTTTGGAGTGTGTTAAAGACAATGCAGAGTGGAGGTTGATTGATCCTAAAACTAACGAGCCTACTAAGGTAGTTAATGCTCGAGAATTATGGATGAAGTTAATTGAAGCAAGAGCAGAAACAGGTGAGCCTTATCTTATTAATATAGATACTTGTAATGAGGCTTTACCTGAAGAGCAGAAAGCTTTAGGTTTAGAAATTAAACAGAGCAACTTATGTTCTGAGATTACCTTGCCTACCAATGAAGAGAGAACTGCTGTTTGTTGTTTGTCAAGTGTTAACTTAGAATATTTTGATAAATGGAAGAAAGATAAACAATTTATAGATGATCTAATTACAATGCTTGACAATGTATTAGAACATTTTATTGAGGATATAGTAGATACATCTAGATTAGGTGGGTATACTGCAAATTTTAAGAGGTTTAAAACTTATGTTAAAGAAGGTAAAGAAGGTATGGTTAAAGCTGCATACTCAGCTTATAGAGAAAGGTCAATTGGTTTGGGAGCAATGGGATTCCATGCGTATCTCCAAAGTAAAGGATTATCTTTTAATGGTTTACAACAAACTGGTATCAACAATACAATCTTTTCTCACATCAAAACCGAAGCTGTTACAGCAACTCAAAGACTCGCTGAGGTACGTGGTGAAGCTCCTGATGTACATAGTAGCAATAATCGTAACTCTCACCTTCTCGCTGTTGCTCCTAATGCCAGTTCTAGTATTATATGTGGTGGCACTTCCCCTTCTGTTGAACCGTATCGTGCTAACATATATACGCACAAAACTCTCTCCGGTAATTACAAAGTTAAAAATAAATTCTTAGAGAAAGTACTTAAAAAGAAAGGATTAAATGTAGAAGAACGAGATAAAATTTGGAAAGATATTTCAAATGAAAGAGGTTCTATTCAAAATATTAAAATATTTAATAAAGAAGAAAAAGAAATATTTAAAACTGCTGATGAAATAAATCAATTACAAATTGTAGAACATGCAAAGATTAGACAACCTTACATTTGTCAAAGTCAAAGTGTTAATTTATTTTTCGTTCCTCCAAAAGCAACAGAAGATCAAGAAGTACACAATGAATATTTACAATATGTAAACGATGTACATTGGTATGCTATGCATAATTTAAAATCTTTATATTATTTAAGATCAGACGCAGCTAAGTCTGCTGAGAATGTTAATGTAAAGATACCTAGAATTAATTTAGAAGACGTTGAATGTTTAAGTTGCGAAGGATAATATGAAGTGTTGGCATTGTAATACAGAATTAATATGGGGAGGTGACCAAGACCTTAAGGATAATGAAGACTACATGGTGCTTACTAATCTAAATTGTCCTGAATGTCGATCACTTATTAAAGTTTATTTACCAAGAAAATAATATGGAATTAAATACCGAAGAATTAAATTTACAATGCCAACACTTCATA